CGCCTTGCCTTCCCGGGCGGCCGCGCTGATCGTGTTGAACGCGAGCAGCGCCTGATCGCGCGTCGCGTTCAGGCTGTCTTGCGAAGCGAGGCGCAGCTGCTTGAATGCGCCCTCCAGCGTCATGGCCTGGCCGGCCGCGTCGCCCATCGCCTGGCCCATGCCGGTAGCGGCGCGCTCTGCCGCCTTGATGCGCTGGTTGAGCTGATCGAACTGGACTTTCAGACCCTCAATCACCTCAGGAGCCGCGCCCTCTTTGATCGCCGCTTGCAGCCGCGTCCAGACTTCAGCCGCCTGTCGCGCAGCGGCCTCGGTGGTGGAGGAAACTTTGTCGATCGCCCCGGTGAGCGCCTCTTCCATTTCCTTGGCGGAAATCACCCCCGCCTCGAAAGCCACCCGCAGCGACGCCTTCAGCTGTGCGACCTGCTCCTTCGTCAGCTCCGGATCGAGCGCCTTGTCGAATGCCTCCCGGATCTCTTCGCCGCTGGCCTGCGCGCTCACCACCAGCTCGGTGAACGCCTTCACCGCCGTCTCCCGCAGCGTCGCCGCGGCCGCGGCCGTCTGCTTGGCAGCGTCAGCGGTATTCGCCGCGGCCCCGGCTGCGGCCTCGCCCACCTCGGCAATGGCCTTGGCGGCCGGCTTGGCACCGTCGCGCAGCGCCAGCATGCGATCCTCGGCCGCCTTGAGCGAAGCGCTCATGTCGCGCGCGCCGGTAGCGCTCATGCCCATGCGCTCGGTGAGCCCGCCCAGCTCGTCGCGGTTGCTGCGGATTACGTTCGCCAGCCCCTCCAGGCTGCCGCGAAGCAGCGAGATGCTTTGGGCCAGCGGCGTGATTTTCCCGGTGAGGTCCCCGGCCAGGCCGCCGAATAAGACCAGCGCGTCCTTCGTCTCGTTGAACTTGCGTATCGAGTCGCCCAGCACGGTGAAGAAGTTGGTCACGTCGCGGGCGATCTGGTCGAAGTTCGCCTGCTCGGCGAAGGTGCGAACCGCCTGCAAGCCTTCGCTGAACGTTCGGGTCAGTTCGTCGCGCAGCTCGGCAAAGGCCGGCGATTTGGCGAAGGCATCAACCCGCGCCGCAAGGGTTTCCAGCTCCGCCTGCAGGGGCTTGAGCAGCGGCCCGACCAGGTTCGACAGCGCGTTCTCCGTAGTCTGCCGGAAGCGCGCCCAGGCGTTCCCGAGCGTGTCGCGCACCACCGCGGCGGTGCGGGCGGCGGCACCTTCGGCGTCGTTGAGGTCCTCGGTGAATTTGCGGATCGACTCGCCGCCCTTGTTGAATAGGGACAGGATCGCCGGGCGCGCGGTCTGGTCCAGCGACAGCAGCGCACGCTTGCCCTCTTCGCCGCGCGCAGCCAGCTGCTGGAGGATCTGCCCGAAGTCGTTGCCGGTGATCCCGAGTTTCTCCAGCTCCTCGCGGAACTTGGAGCCCGGGTCCATCAATTGGGAGAACACGTTGCGCAGCGCGGTACCCGCGCGCTCGCCCCGGTAGCCTTCGTCGGCCAGCGCCGCCAGCACGGCGGTGGTTTCCTCCAGATTCATGCCCAACTGCGCCGCCAGCGGCGCCACGTAGCCCAGCGAGTTGCCCAGCCCCTGCACGCTGGACTGCGAGCTGTTGGCGGCCTGCGCCAGCACGTCGGCCACGCGCTGGGCCTCGGTTGCCTCCAAGCCGAACTGCGTCAGCGTGGTGGTCGCGATCTCAACCGCCTGCGCCAGCCCCACGCCTGCGCCCTGCGCCAGGTCGAGCGTGGGAGCCAGCGCCGCGATGGTCTGCTCGGTATCCAGGCCAGCGCGCGCCAGCTCGGCCATGCCGCTGGTCACCGCATCCATCGAAAGGCCGGTGTTGGCTGCCGCTTCCTGGGCGGCGTCGCGCAGCTTCACCATTTGCTCAGCAGTACCGCCGGCTACCGATTGCACCTCGGCCAACTGCTGCTCCAGAGCCACCGCCTCACCGAAGGCATCGCCGCTCATGGCGATCCCCTTCAGCGCACCCGCTACCGCGGCGGCAATGCCGGCGATCTTGGTGAGCGAGAATTGCAGCACGTCGAACTGCTTGCCCACGCCCTGGACATCGGCGGTGGCCTTGGAAGCGGCACCGCCCATGCTCGACAGGCCTCGATTCACTTCGGCGATCTTCTGCACCGTGGCACCCATCCGGGTGCCCACGTCCTGCTGCGCCGCGCCCAGGTTGAGGGTGTCCACGCCGGCTTTGGTCAGCGCGCCGGACGCGCGCTGAAGCTCCAGCGTCTGCGCGCGCTGCTGTTTGGTCAGGCGCTCCACCTGCTGTTCGGCCTGGGCAAACGCCCGGTTCACCCTGGCGCTGCTGGTGTCGCTGCGGTCGAACTCCTGATTGAGCTTCTCCAGGCCCGCGCGCGCGGCCGCCAGCCGAGTATCGGTATCTGCCAGTGCCGCCTTGAACTTGACGAAGGCACCGATGGCATCCTCCGTCTTCTTCAGGTCGGTCAGCTCGTCGAACAATTCCTCGGTCTGGCCGGCGGCCGTCTCGCTGGCGTCGCCCACTTCCTTGAGCGCCTTGCGGAGCTTCTCGACGCCCTCGACGCCCTGCGTTTCCAGGACGACGCGGAACGCTTCCTCCATGCCCTTTGCCATGATCGTTACCTCTTCAGTTTGAACTGCCGATGCAGTTCGTTGACGTAGAAGGCCGACAGCTCGGCCAGGATGGTTTGACGCGTGCGCAGCGGGGCGGGATAGCCGCCGACGCCGGACACCATTTCGAACGGGCTGGGGCCGCGCAGTGCCCGGATCGGCTCGCGCATCTGGCCCTGGTAGCGCCCGTACTTCTGCACGGACTTCTTGCCCTTGATGCGGGTGTAGATCAGCGGCCGCTCCTGCCCTCGGATGCGGCCCTTGGCCATGAACGCGCCGGTGTAGGTCTTGCGCTGCCCACGCTCAATCTCAGCCGTAGCACCGGGCGATGAAGGGCCGGACCAGCGCCCGCCGAAGTCCGCCAGCGGCAGCTGCCGCGTGCTGGCCCAGATCGACAGGTAGTCGCCTTTGGCCTGGCTGCCGAGCTCAACCCGGAACATGCCCGGCTGCGCCAGCGTGCTGCGCGTGACCCCGTAGTTCTCGCGCACCGCGCGCGACACCGCCGGCCCGGCGCGGCGCTTCAAGCCTGCGGTCGCGGACTGCACCGCAGTATCGAAAGAGGAAAGCACGTTGTCGGCGATGTCGGTCAGGCCGTGCAGCGACTTGGCCGCCTTGCCGGAGGTGTAGAACTTCAGGGCGCTGTTTCGACGTGACATCTCGGGCCTCGTTGGCAATCAGGTGATGACGGGTCGCGGGGTGGCAAAGAGAGTGGATTCACAATCGGCTCTTCCAATGCTTTGAGGGACTGATTCCTTCCTCTCGATCCAGGGAACCTCTTGAGAAGGCCACGTCGCCCAGTACCACGCCATCGGAGGGCGTATCCGACCACCGGGCCGAAGGCCGAGGCTTCGTCGACGCGCTGTCACCGAACATGTCTGTAGTGGCCGGCTCCAGCGCCTCTTCACGCCGTTGCCATTCGTGTTCATGCAGCCGGTCCAGCCGCACGTGCGGCGAAAGCGCGGCCGCGTAGGCGTAAACGAGCACGTCGACGGGCTCATTGCGGGCACCCTTCTTCTTCTGCCAGCGGTTCAGCCGCAGGTCGAAGTATTCGGATGTCAGGCCCCGGAAGTATTCGGGCGGCAGGCCACTGGGGAAGTGCATATGCCTTGCGTCAGGCTCGACCCCGGCATCGGCACGCAGGCGGCCGAACAGAACCGTCTTCGCAGCGTTGGTGCCAACGCCCCACACGCCTACGCTGCGGGCCAGCGTCTGGCCGCGCTGGTTGGACTCGGTGCGCTTGGGTCGATACACCACGCGGCCATCTTCGGTCGTGCGACCACGGCACAGCTCGATGAACTGTCGCTGCTGGGTGTCGCCCGTCTGCACCAGTCGCTGACGCCGACCGCGCACGAATTTGGCGACCTCTTCGGTCCAGTTGCCGCCGTCCACGAATGCGCACTCGATATGCATCAGCGCGCCGGCACGCTTGGGGTATACCGTGCGCAGCATCTCATCGAGGCTGGCATAGCCGGTTTGGTGCGTGGGGTCGCCGTCGACTTCCACATAGTCCACCAGCCAGCACTGTTCACTGCGGCCCCAGGCATACACCGCCACGGCGAAGCGGTCGTGCTGTACGTCCACCCCTACAGTCAAGATCAGGCCGCCATCGGGCACGGTGCGCAGCGGGTAATCCTCCACGCGCTGCTCCAGCTCGTGGTGTTCCACCTGGGTGCGCTCGCTGGCATAGGGCAGGCCCAGCAGAGTGTTGTGAAACGTGATGGCCTTGTCCGGGTTGGCGATGGCCTCGGCCCGCTTGCGGGCGATCTCCGCCCACGGATCACCCAGGCCGATGGGCGAATACAGCGCGTTGATGTGGAAGCCGGGCACGCCGGACTCCGGGTTACGCGGCACCCAGCGGCCGGCGGCCAGCATCCCCGGCTTGTGCGCTTCGGCGATCAGCTTGCCGCAGCCAACGCACAGGTACTGCCCGTCGGCGGTGAGCTGGTCGATTTCCAGCGCCTGGCGGTGATCGCAGTGCGGGCACGGAACTTCGTAGTGGCGCTGGTCGCTGGCCTCGAACTCCCGCTCTATCACCGAGGCGCCCTCGATGGTGGGCGTGGAACAAACGAAGATCTTGCGGCGCCGGCCATAGGTGGACGTTCGGCGTTCCGCCAGTTCCAGCGCATCACCCTGGCCGCCCAGGTTGAGCGCGTACTCGTCGGCCTCGTCGGCGAACAGGTAGCGCACCGGCATCGAGCGCAGATCGCTGGAGCTGTTGGCGGTGGCAATCACCAGCACCCCGCCGACGAACTGCTTCATCTGGAGGGTGTTGGCGCGATCGCGCGAGCGCTCCGCCGCCACCTTGCCGCGCCACTGCGGGCTGGCCGCGATGGACGGTGCGATGCGCTGCTGGCTGTGCCGCTTCGCCATCGTGATACCGGGCACCAGCAGCATCGTCGGGCCGGGTGCGTGATCCATCACGTAGCCCAGCGCGTTCACGATGACCTCAGTCCCGCCCACCTGCGCCGACTTCATGAACACGATGCGCTGCGCAGGGTGCGTCACGCTCAGGCAATCCATGATCTCGACCAGGTACGGGGTGCGACCGTTGCGCCAGGGTCCCGGCTCGGCGGAACCTTCGGCCGGCAAGACGCGGTGGCGGTCGGCCCACTGGCTCACAGT